GCAGTTGCTTGTGTACATGACGCAGGCCGAGATAGATGCTTTGTAATGGCCGAGCTTGATCCGAGAATAATCCGTATAGGCATAGAGGTTAACGGTGTTTTGCGCGTATACAACGACCTGGCTATGACAGCAGAGGGCACGAAGTATGCCAACGATAATCAAGACGAATGCACAATCACGATCACGAATCTGAAAAAGGATGTGCAGGATTTTTTGCTGACGGAGACAAGCCCATTTAATAAAAGCGGCACAAAGAAAAGCATCTTTGTTGAGGCTGGCCGTGAATCTTATGGGGTGTTTAGATTGTTTGAGGGTGACATATCCGATGTCAGCCCGACTCAGCCACCAGATATTGCCGTCACAATAAAAGCCCTGACCGGAAACGCGCAAAAGGGCGTCATGGTTTCTACCGCCCAACCTGGCCAAGCCTTGCTGTCTAAGATAGCTGGACAGGTAGCCAAGGATTTAGGGGTCGGTCTTAACTTCCAAGCTAAAGACAAGCAGATTTCAAACTACACTTTCACAGGCGCGAACCTAAAGCAGATTGATAAACTAGGAACGGCTGGCGGTGTTAACGCTTTTCTCGACGGTAAGACTTTAGTGGTCAAAGATGTTGGAAAGGCATTGCCCGGAAAGTTGCGCGTGTTGAGCCAAGACAGCGGCATGATAGGCATACCAGAACCAACGGAACAGGGTGTAAAAGTCACTTATTTGCTAGACAACACCAGCACGATAGGGGGCGGCTTGCGTTTAACTAGCGCGATTTACCCGTCGATGTCTGGCGATTATTCAATTTATAAACTGGGTTTTAATATCGCATCTAGGGATGTTCCTTTTTACTGGATTGCCGAGGGGACAAGATCATGACAAATCTAAATCCACCATCAAGAGATCCGGCAAACGATGACAGCCTCATAGGAACCCTAAAAAACACTTACAAGAAGTTCTTGCAGTCTACTGATGACATGCTTCCAGCCAAGGTGGTAGCGTTCGACAGGGCAACAAATCGCGCCCGCGTGCAACCGTTGATCATGGTTCTGGGAACGGATGGCGGTAAGACAACGAGGGCGCAGATTGACAGCTTGCCGGTTTTCCAGATTGGGGGCGGGGGTTTTGGATTGTTTTTTAACCTACATCCCGGCGACTTAGGGTGGATAAAGGCCAATGATAGGGACATATCCTTATTCACCCAGACATACGCAGAGGCAAAGCCGAACACGCTAAGGTTGCACACGTTTTCTGATGCGGTATTTTTCCCTGATGTAATGATCGGATACACGATATCTGGTGAGGATGCAGATCATTGTGTGCTTCAAAATCTATCTGGCACCGTGCGCGTGGCAATTTGGCAGGATCGCGTTAAGATTACAGCGCCAAGGACAGACATTATTTCACCTGCCATAAACATGACTGGGAATGTTGTTCTTACAGGAAACTTTACAAGCGTCGGAACCATGACAAACAACAGCAAGAACGTTGGGAGCACTAGCACCCATTCGGGCGTTCAGCCCGGTGGCGGTAACACTGGGCCGGTAGTATGACGCGCGTTTTTAGTGTTGATGGAAACAATGATCTCTATATTGGTGGCGATGGGCTACTTGCGATATCTAATGGCTTAGAAGCGGTGCTTCAGGGGTGCGAGCACGCAGTAAAGGCGCAGCTCATGGAGATGATGTTTGCCTATGATTCAGGGGTAGCGACAATGGCTACGGCGTGGAGCGGATCTCCAAACATATTTGCGTTCGAAGCAGAAGTCAGGCGGGCCATTTCTTCCGTTGATGGAGTGATTGGGATTGAATCTCTAGAGGCGTCGATAAGGTCGAATGTAATGATCTATAGCGCTACAATAGTTACCACATTTGGCACGGGCAAGATCAGTAATGGCATATAATTATATCGAATCAACCGGAACCGTAGTCGCAGATACGGGCGCCAATCTCCAAGACGTTCAGGCGGAATACAAAGCCACATTTGGTGCGGATCTGATTGTTACGCCCGATACTCCACAGGGTGTTCTTATATCTGCTGAAACAGAAACACGGACTTCCGTCTCTGAGAACAATGCGAATCTAGCTAACCAAATAAACCCTAATCTAGCTGGCGGAATCTTCCTTGATGCTATTTGGGCGCTAACTGGCGGCGCCAGAAAGCCTGCAACCAGATCAACAATATCAGCCGTTAACTTGACTGGGTCAGTCGGCACTATTATTCCTTCAGGATCCTTGGCCAAGACGATCACAGGACAAGAATTCGAGACAATATCGCCAGTCACTATCAATGGATTTGGACTTGCTTCAGTTGATTTTCAGTCCGTCCTCACTGGCCCAATTGCTGCAAATGCCAATACCCTAACCCAGATAGTTAGTGGAGTTCTTGGATGGGAAACTGTTACTAACCCTAACTCTGCTGTTCTAGGCCAGGACACGGAAAGCGATGGCGAATCAAGGCAGCGTCGACGCGAGACTCTAGCGCTACAGGGACGCTCAACTTCCGAGGCCATATACGGGAATATACGCGATGTTTCTGGTGTTACGAGCCTACAGTTCCGGGAGAATGTAACGGGTGCCACGCAGATAATAGACGGCGTCTCTCTGGTAGAACATTCAACTTGGGTGTGCGTCGATGGGGGCCTTAATGTTGATGTTGCTATCGCCTATCTGGAAGGCAAGAGCGCCGGGAGTGACTTCAATGGCGCAGTGCTTGTCCCTATTATTGCCCCCGGCAGCGGACAAACCATTGTTGTAAAGTTTGATAGACCAACACTAATCCCCGTGCGCGTTCGCGTGACCGCGCGCGTGACTACGGCTGTTTCAGACCCGACGACTACTATAACGAATGCAGTTCTTGATTATGCGGCCGGCGAAATAAACGGAGAGGCAGGCTTTGTTGTTGGGGGGTCGGTATCGCCCTTTGAAATAGCTTCAGCCATAAACTACGTGCAATCAGGGCTTTACATAACCCTAGTTGAAGTGGCCTATGCCGTGCCAGTCCCGATTTATGTGACAACCACCATCCCGATTGCGATATTTGAACAGGCTTCAACCAACTCGACGCTTATTACTGTGATCTTGGTGTAGCCGTGTCAGGCAAGATTCAGCAATTTGATTTCTCAGTTGATTTGCTGCAAACCTTATTATGGCAATACAACGACGCCGAAAAATTACAGTCCTTACTTCAGTATAAGCAGGATTGGGTTAATACCAATCAAACTGAATTTTGGAACAATTGGTACACGGATGTTTTTGATCTTCGGACGGCCAATGATTTTGGTCTTTCAGTTTGGTCGATTATTCTTGGGCTGCCGGTATTCGCAACCATCTACCCAAACACAAATAGCCGCCGTTCGTTTGCGTTTGGCGGATTGCGTGGCAATTATGGGACCAGCAATTTCTTATCAACCACTACCGGGAATCTGTCGCTAACAACACAAGAAAAAAGGATTGCCCTACGTATCAGGTATTTCCAGCTTGTTACTAGGGGATGTGTTCTTGAGATAAATCGATTTTTCTCATATCTGTTTGGTGACGGCAATGCGTATGCTCTTGATGGCCTAAACATGACTATGATGTATATCTTCAGGATTCCTATCTCGCCCAATTTATTGTATGTGTTTCAGACGTTTGATATCCTGCCAAGACCGGCAACAGTTGGTCTTGAGATTAGGCTGATTAGTGGCAGTCCCTTTGCTTTTGGTCCGTTGCGCGGCAATTATTTTTACGGAAATTATTATTCACCAACATTAGTGCCAATCCCATGACATATGCTTATGTAAAAACACCTTTCGCTGTGTCGGGTCAGCAAACGGCTATACCGGACGCGATTCAGCCTGGCGGGCAAGTATCGTTTAACGAGGGTTATGGGATAAATTATGAGCGCGATCTGGACACAGATCCTCTAGCCCTACCAGTTCCTCGTCGGGAGGATAATTATCTTCTCAATTTAATGACCAGCGTGCTGCAACAATATCAGCAGACAAGCGCGCCGCTCTTCATTACATCCGCAGACAATGGCGGAGTGCCTTTTCCTTATGAGATTGATGCTCGCGTACGCTACAATCCGGGCTCAGGGATGCGAACCTATAGGTCGCTGGTTAATTCCAACACCGCACTACCGACGGTAGTAGCAAATTGGGGTCTGGATAGCGCGGCCGGCAGCGGGACAAGCACAACAATAACAGTTACTCAGGCAGGGCATGGATTGACTGGCATTAAGCCAGTGAAGCTAGTGGCGGCGCTCTATTCTTTGGCTGAGGCCAATACGGCCGCTAACGCGGAATTTGCTGGATTTGCTGAGGTTGTTGATCCAAACACACTTAAAATTACAGTAGCAGGCCTTCAGACTGGCTTCGTTGGCTTGAGCCCCGGGGTTGTTTATTATTTAGACCCTGCTGTTTCTGGTGGAATTACGACGGTAGATCCTGTTATTGCAAGCGTGCCCGGAACCGTTAGTCGTCCAGTATTGCTAGCAAACACCGCCACTACTGGGTTTGTCCTTGGCATGCGCGGGGTTGAGCTGGGAACGACATCGTCTCAAGTAAATGAAGCAACCGTCCCGGAAATGATAGCCGGCACAGCGGCCGACAAATACGTTTCTCCTAGACGGTTCGCGGCCTCTCACCAGGTGCTTTCCTTTTTTGCTGTATGGGATGGTGCTGCAGCAGCAACAATTCTGAATTCCTTTAATGTCACAAGCATTACTGACAATGGAGTCGGGTTGGCAACCGTTAACTTTACAACCGCACTTCCAACATCAAATTACGCTTATGCTGGATCTGCCGTCAGAGCGGCAGAGGTCACGGTTACGGCGCAGGTAAATCCAACAGCATCATCTATCCAAGTCAGGACCTCTGGCGGCGGCGGTTCGACGGGAGACTTCCCTAGAACCACCATTATGGGGGCCGCATAAATGAAAAATATTTTATGGAAAAGGCCTGATGGCGCCCTTGGTTTTACGTTTTTTAGCTCAGAAGAATCAGGGAAAGCGATTGCCCCAGAAGATCATGCAAAAGAGCTGTTATTGAAGACAGAGATAGAAAGCGGCCTTCAAAAGGGAACTGTGGCAGTTGGATATAATGTAGATCTTCCTGATTATTTTTTTCTAAAGGCATGGGTCTTTGACGACAAATCAAAGACAGTAAAAATCGATTTATCAAAAGCAATCGAAGTAATTATTGATCTGGTTAGAGAGCGCCGTAACACGGCTTTTGACTCTCTAGACAAGGCCTACATGATAGCACAAAGGGATGGGGTTGATTTGGCACCTCTAAACAGAGAAAGACAGATCTTAAAAGACTTAACGTCTGAATTAAGAAGTAAGGCAGCAAAAGCAAAAATACCAGAAGAAATAAAGGCCTGTTGGCCAACTGAAATTTTAGGAGCCATGTAATGTCGTCGGCAATTCCATCTCCATATACACCAGGTCAATTAATAAATTATCAGGTTTTCACAAACTCCGTTCTGTCTACATTGGCTGGCGCGCCATCTATCATACCTTTTGATAACACTCCACCGCTTAGCACGGAAGGAATGCTTATTGTCTCTGGTTCCTACTCCCCAAAATCTTCAAGCTCAATAATTGAGATTCAAGTTCAGTTTTTCTACTCAACCAATAATGGCAATATTCAGATGACGGTTTCTACATTTGATGGAGGAACATTATTGAAGCCATTCCAGACATTTTATAATGTCTCTGGTACTGGCGATCAGTTTATAGGGATTCATAACTTTAATAATGCGAGTCTGGTTGCAAGATCTCTTTCTGCCAGATTTGGTGGTAATGTCGCGGCAACGTTGACTCTCAATGGGACGGGGGGCGCGAATGTTTATGGCGGCCCACAAACATCGAGCTTGATTGTTAGGGAATACCTAATATGACAGTTAAAGCATATATAGTATCTGAAGCCATAGAGCGCTTATCTCCTGGGTCTGCTTGCGAGGTGAGCGGTAATGACT